CAATGTAATTTGGTGTAAGATTAAAACAACTGTATCGGCCCAGTAGACCGAGGAATCTTAGGATTCATAGAAATGACTCAAGAAGTCCAAGCCCTAGCGGAAGTAGACTCCGCGCCAACCACGGATGTGACGGCCACACCTGAAGTTGTTGAAAGTACGCCGGAAGTAGCTGAAACACAGCCTGCCAAGACATTCTCGCAAGAGGAACTTGACGCTGCCATCGGCAAACGCCTCGCAAGAGAGCAACGTAAGTGGGAAAGAGAACAAGCGCAGCGCCAGTCTGAACAGCAGACGCTACGTGCAGCCCCGACTGCCACCGCTGACCAGTTTGAGTCTACTGAAGCCTATGCGGAAGCATTGGCCCTTCAAAAAGCCGAAGAACTGATCGCCAAGCGTGAAGCAGCCAAGCAGCAATCGCAAGTTCTTGAGAGCTACCACGATCTTGAGGAAGAAGCACGGTCTAAGTACGATGACTTTGAACAAGTCGCGTACAACCCCAAACTTCCAGTCACGAACGTGATGGCAGAAACAATCCAGTCTTCGGAGATTGGGCCTGAGTTAGCGTACTACCTTGGCTCAAACCCTAAAGAAGCGGAACGTATCTCACGCATGTCGCCACTCAGCCAGGCGAAAGAGATTGGGAAAATTGAGGCCAAATTGGTTTCAGCGCCCCCAGTCAAGAAAACTACATCTGCACCAGCGCCAATTTCGCCGGTGACTGCGCGTTCCTCTGGAGCGCCAGCTTATGACACTACGGACCCACGGTCTACCAAGACCATGACCGATTCACAGTGGATTGAAGCTGAACGCAGGCGCCAGCAAAAGAAGTGGGAAGCGCAGAACCGCTAAAACTTTGACTTTTTTGAAAGGACTGAAATGTCTAACAGTATTCTGACCATTGACATGATTACCCGCAAATCGCTGGAAATCTTGGAAAACAACCTGGTTCTTACCCGTAACGTGAACCGCCAGTATGACGATTCTTTCGCTGTTGAAGGCGCAAAAATCGGCTCTACACTGCGTATCCGTTTGCCCGACCGCGCTCTGGTGACTGATGGCGCCGCCCTGCAAGTTCAGGACGACAACGAACAGTACACCACCTTGACCGTTGCCAGCCAAAAGCACATCGGTGTCAACTTCACATCTGCTGAATTGACCATGCAATTGGATGACTTCGCTGAGCGTGTGTTGAAGCCTCGTATTTCGCAATTGGCCTCCAGCATTGATGCTGACGTTGCCAACTGCTACAAGTACATCGGCAACTCCGTTGGTACACCTGGCACCACTCCTTCGACTTCTTTGGTCTTGTTGCAAGCCCAGCAGAAGCTGAACGAAAACGCTGCCGTGATGAACCCACGTTACGCTACCGTCACCCCTGCCGCTAACGCTGGTCTGGTTGAAGGCATGAAAGGTCTGTTCAACCCAACCGACACCATCAGCAAGCAGTTTAAAAACGGCATGATGGGCACTGGCGTGCTGGGCTTTGATGAGATCAATATGTCTCAGTCGATCAAGCAGTTCACCACCGGTTCACGTACTGCCACTGGCGGTACAACTTCCGCTGCTGTGACCGCTGAAGGCGCAACTACCATCGCCATCACTGGTGCTGGTAACGCTGGCATTGTGAACATCGGTGATGTGTTTACCGTGGCTGACTGCTACGCTGTGAACCCACAGACCCGTGAGTCCACTGGTTCGTTGTTCCAGTTCGTTGCAGTTGCTGCAACAACTCTGGATAGCTCCGGCGCCGGTAACATCACTGTGGCCCCGATCTACTCGTCTGCCAATGCCTTGGCTACCGTGAACACTCTGCCTGCTACCAGCAAGGCTGTCGTGTTTGTGGGCGCTGCAAGCACTCAGTACGCACAGAACTTGGTCTACCACAAGGACGCCGTGACGTTCGCTACGGCTGATCTCTTGCTGCCTCAGGGGGTTGATATGGCTGCTCGCGCCGTTCACAACGGTATCAGCTTGCGTGTTGTGCGTCAGTACGACATCAACAATGACCGTATGCCTTGCCGTATCGACGTTCTGTACGGCTACAGCACGATCCGTCCTCAAATGGGCGTTCGTCTCTGGGGCTAATTGAATGGGGCTTCGGCCCCGTTCTTTGTTTTTCAATATTGAAAGGAAATTATCATGGCTCTCCCTAATGGCGCAGGCGGTTATCAAATCGGTGACGGCAACCTGAACGAAGTTGAAATTTATGACTTCCAAACCCCCGTTTCTTACGCTGCTGCGGCTTCCCCGCTGCTCGTAAGCGATGTGACCAATGGCACGATCTTGTACACGGGTTCTTCTGCTAACTTGCAGTTGCCCACCGTGGCTAACTTGGAAGCTGTTGTCACTGTCCAGAAATCGAACTACGCTTTCCAATTTAGTGTAATCGCTACTGGTGCTGGCACAGCAACTTTGACCACTAACACTGGCTGGACTCTCGTTGGTTCTGCTGCTGTTGCCAACGGTACTTCGGGTCGCTTTGCAGCCCGTAAGACCGACAACGGCGCTTGGTCTTTGTATCGCCTGTCTTAATTAAATGGGGGCTTCGGCCCCCGTTTTTAAAGGAAACATCATGTCGAATACTCAAGCAACTGGTGTCGCTTATGCTGATCCCGAATTCACAACTTGCTACGCAAGCCAAGAACTCGGTTACGCTGTAGGCGCACAAGGCGCGGTGACTCAGCTCACCAGCAAATCTACCGGCGTGACTTTGAACAAGTCCAACGGTCAGATCACCCTGAACAACGCTGCCCTGGGCGCTGGTGCGATTGTTAGCTTTACATTGACCAACAGCCTGCTGTCTGCCCGTGACGTTCTAATCGTGAACGTGGCGGGTGGTGCTGCGACTGCTGGTACATATACTGCTTTTGTCTCATCTATCGGCATTGGCACTGCTGTTCTCAGCTTGTACAACATCTCTGGCGGTTCGCTGTCGGAAGCTGTTGTTCTCAACTACGCGATCATTCACGGTCAGTAAACTAAATGGGGACTAATCACCCCCATTTTTAAATATGGTCATTTACCTCAAACACCCCATCCACGGTGCCAAAGTGGCAACACTCGATCTTGAGGCCGAAATGGATGAACAAAACGGCTGGGTGCGCTACAATCCAGACACGCCTTCAGACTCTGAAGAAGCGGTTAACACACTTGTGGTAAAGCGCAAATACACCCGAAAAGGTGAAACTGAAGGAGTCTGAGCATGACCACGTATACCTGCGGCGAACAAATCAATCGGGCACTTAGGCTGCTCGGCGTACTTGCCGAAGGCGAGACACCTTCCGCATCGGTTTCGCAAGATTCGCTGATGGCGCTCAATCAAATGATCGACTCGTGGAACACCGAGCGTCTTTCCACATTCGTCACCCAAGATCAGGTTTACACCTGGCCCGCTGGATTTATTTCCCGTGACCTTGGCCCATCTGGCGACTTCATTGGCAATCGTCCAATTATGATGGACGATGCAACCTACTACAAAGCGCCCAACGGCGTGTCGTATGGCATCAAATTCATCAACCAGCAGCAGTACGATGGTATTGCCGTTAAAAACGTCACCTCGACCTACCCGCAAGTGTGTTGGGTCAACATGGGTTTTCCCAACATCACGTTGACCGTTTACCCCAAGCCCACGCAGGACTTGGAGTGGCACATGATCTCGGTGCAAGAACTGGATCAGCCAGCAGATTTGTCCACGGTCATGTACTACCCGCCAGGCTATCTGCGGGCATTCACGTACAACTTAGCGATGGAAATTGCACCTGAGTTTGGTGTCGAACCAAGCCCTCAAGTGTCTCGGATTGCCATGACTAGCAAGCGCAATCTCAAGCGCATCAATAACCCTGACGATGTGATGGCGCTGCCATACGCATTGGTGGCAAACCGCCAACGCTTCAACATCTACGCTGGCAACTACTGATGAAATCCCCAATCCTCGGATCAAGCTATGTGGCCCGCAGCGTCAATGCTGCGGACAACCGCATGGTCAATCTGTTTCCCGAGATCATTCCCGAAGGTGGCACAGAGCCAGGGTTTCTAAACCGTGCGCCAGGATTGAACTTTCTGCAAACAATGGGCACCGGCCCCATTCGTGGACTGTGGGCACACCAGACCAATGGCAGCGATTTTTACGTTGTCTCAGGCATTGAGGTCTACAAACTGACCGGCTTGACTTCAACACCAGTCAAAATTGGTAACGTGTCGGGCACCGGCCCTGTGTCGATTGCTGACAATGGCGCAGTGATCTTTTTTGCTTGCAATGGCCCCAGCTACACGTACTACGAACCGACCAACGAGTTCAACCAAATCACTGACCCCAATTTCCCTGGCGCTGTGACAGTGGCGTATTTGGACACCCAGTTCATCTTCAATGAACCCAACAGCCAGCGTATCTGGAGCGTTGACACTATAAACCCAGCCAATGGTGATTACATTTACCCGCTGGTGTTCAACTCATTGTTTTTTGCCAGCGCTGATGGATCGCCCGATGGTGTGCAGGCGGTCAATGTGGATCACCGGCAGCTTTGGGTGTTTGGCACCGACTCGACTGAGGTCTGGTACAACGCTGGCCTT